TGCACCGTCGCGACAGGCAGCGGCAGGGTGTTGCCGTCGGTGGTGTTGAAGACGTCCACACCGGCCTGCAGGAGCTGCGAGCCGGCCACGGCGTACTGCCACAGTTGGCTGTAGACGCTGTCCTGAGCGACACCGCCCGACGCGGACATGGCCCTGGCCTCGACACCGCGGGTCGCGATGGCGCGCTTCTCGGCGCCACGCACGGGCGCCAGATCGAAGTGGTCGCCGACGCGGGCCTCACGAGCCCACTTGCCGAACGAGCTGTCGCCGCGCTGCTCGCCCATCTTGGGTTCGCGGCCGGTGACGGAACGGAACGACTCCTCGAGCTCGCGCCCGCGGTCCTCGCCCTCCTTGATGGCCTTGGCGCGCTCCTGCAGCTTGCCCGCCTCGGCGATCATGCCGTCAAAGGCGGTCTGCTCCTCGACGGTCAGGTCGCGGTCCTCGGTGACGCCCTTCTGGGCCATCTCCTGGGCCTTGCTGATCAGCGCCGCGCGGCGCTCCATCAGCGTGTCAGCAATGCTGGACATTGATGTCCCCTTTCTGGGACTCGGGTGGTGGTCGTTCTTGAGTCCCGGTGGGGTCGCCCTGCCGAGAATGCGGTGTTGCGCCACGGTCAGCGGGTGGGGGCGCCCTGCCCGCTTCAGTGGTAGTTCAGAGGGTCGCGTTCGGGTCCAGCGCGAGAGCGGCCGCCAGGGCAGCCTGAGCAGACCGGCGCTTCACCTTGGGGTCGATGGCGTCGGTGCGCTTGAAGAACTTCGTCAGCTCATTCTGCGCAGCCAGGGACCGGACCTCTTCGATGTCGACGTCGAACTTCGAGGCGAGCGACCGCAGCCCCGTGGAGGTGTCCTCGTAGGCCGGTGTGTTCACGGATGCCACATCCATCAGGCGACCGGAGACGAGGCGGCGCAGCGGGAATCCTTGGTCGCTGGTGGTCCAGTCGTCCTCGTATGCGATGAACGCGAACGAGGACTGGCGCACATCCTGCCGTTGAACGAGCTCGTAGACATCCATGCGCGTCTGTGGCAGGTCCACCGTGTAGTCGAGGCCGATCTCATCGATGGCGAGCCGCAGGGTGCCTGCTCCCGTAGTGCCGAGCAGCATGTTGTCGTCGTGGTTGTGGCGAGCCAGCACACCTGGCCAACCGTCGCCGCGGGATTTGTTGTAGAAGCTTCTGTCGATGATCTCAACGAAGCCGCCGAGATTCTGGGACATCCGCTCGAACTTGGCGGCATATCCGCCGATGGTCAGCTTCTTCTCCGACCCGGCTCGGATCTCCACCGGGACGGACGTGAACCGCCGCTCAGCGTCGGTCATGGCGTTGCTCCTTCTCTGGTTGCCGGGTCAGCCGTCGGGGCTGGACCGTTGTGGAACTGGCCCCCAGGGACCGGGCCCCGGTCGTCGAGGGCGCGAGCCTCATCCAAGTTGAGGCGTCCGTCTGCGAGTTGCGCACCGACCACTTCGGTGCGGGTCTTGATGTCGGTGCGGATCGTCGCGTCCACGTTCAGCTTGATGTACTGCCGCTCCGGAAGGAGGCGGTTGAACGCGTTCTCCAGGCGCACGATGTACGGGCGCATGTTGTTCGCCCGGTTCAGCGAGCGGGACTCGTCCGTGGAGTACGTCAGCGACTCGGTCGCCTCGCCGCCGATCTCCCGCGGATCCACGCCGTAGATCGCGGCAATCTGGTTCGCGGTCAGCTTCAGCGTCTCGATGAACTGGGCGTGGTTCGGCGGGATCGTCATCAGCGACAGGTCCCAGTCGGAACCGGTCACGAACGGCTTCCCGCTGGCGAACGACGCCACCGCACGGCTCTGGATGGTGGCAGCACTGTCGGGGCTGAGCACCTTCTGGCTGTTCTTCAGCACAGCCGGCGGCAGGCCACCGCCGCGCCGCACATCCGCGTACTCCTGCGCCGAAAGGCCGGCGCGGACGATCGACGCGAAGTGCTCGATCGGCGAAAGCCCCAGCGTCTTCCCGGTCGGCACGATCCACGGGATATGCACGATCCTCGAAGCGGGAACCGGCTCGCCGGCCACGTACCACTGCTTCGACATCTCATCGAAGGACCACGCGTCATTCGCCAGCCAGGACACGACAGCGGGGAATCCGAAGCCGTCCGTCTCCAGGGTCCACCCCACCGCGTTGCCCTGGGTCACAACCCCGTACGCAGCCTGGCCGAACCACTGCCCGACACCTGCGCGGCCGATGTCGTTCTGGCTCTTGAACAGCTGGGGGAGTCCGATCTCGGTGCGCGTCCCGTCGCTGTTGAGGCGGTAAGCGTCCAGGGGCAGGGTCGAGACGAAGTCGACGATATGGCGGATCGCCGCGAACACGGGCGCCAGATGCGCCGCACGCTCAGGCGACACGAGCCGGCCGTCAGGGTTGGGGTCGGTGTTGAACCACTGGTCCATCGAACGCCGCTCACCGCGACGGAAGAACAGGCTCACTTAGCCGCCCTCCAAGAAGCCGCGAGAGCAGCAGCAGCGACCACCAGCAGCACCAGAGGCGGCCAGACGAACCACGCGAACGCGGCGACACACAGGACGGCGACGACATCGAACACTGTGGACATCGACCCTCCTGTCAAAGTACGGACTCCAGCACGTCATATTCGAAGCCGAGCAGATGATCCGCGATGATCGCGCCCTCCAGAGGAGACACGTCGGCAGTGGACACCCTGCGCCCGACCGCCCACCGGTCACTGACCGATCGGCGCTGCGCACCGCGGACAGCGTCCTCGAGTTCCGGGTGGCCCATGTGCGCGATGACCGTCGTTTGAACCTTGTCGTAGAACGCAGCTGACGCGTCCAGAACCTCAGTCGTCGACAGGAGACTCAGGTTCACCCCAGCGGCTCGCATCGGCTCGATCAGGTCGGCCGCAGGTCCACGGGAGTCGATGCCCACCTGGCATCCGAGTTTGTCCTGCAGTCGCTTCGTCTCCGCGACAAGCCAGTCGGTGCCTCGTTGACGATTGAGCAGGCCGATCAGTTCGCGACCAGGTAGCGGGACCGCAGCGGAGATCGAAGACCATGCCCGGTCGATCGACACGGCCACACCCAGCGCGATGCCAGCAGTAGGTGGCTCATCCTGTGAGGGGATGGCGCATCGTGCCCACTTCTCGGCGCCGAAGATGTGCTCGAGCGAACCCGGCTCGTCCCACCAGCCCAGACGCTCCCTGGCGAACTCCTCCGGGGGAAGCGCGAGACGTTCGTTGCGGATCGTGTCGATCTTGATCCGGCGGCCCATCTGCGGGTTCGCCATCTGCCATCTGGACTCGTCGTCCAAGACGCATCCGGTCGCCCCGATGTGATGGTCACACGAGGACTCCGCGCACCCGCCCTTCGGCGCGCACCACTCCACGTACACCATCGACCGGGAACCAACCCGCCCGCGGTCCCTGATGCCCCTGAGAACCTCCGAGTCGGCCAGACCTGCGGACGACCCGTACCAAACCTGCGGTTCGTCCTGCGCCGACAGCATCGGCAGCAGAGCACCCATGTGGGTCGGCTGCAACGCGAACGCCTCGTCGAGGACCACGCGCTTACCCGACAATCCACGACCGCCGGACTTCGTGCGGGCCTTGAACTTGATCCGGCACCCGTTCAGGAGCTCGATCGCCTCGTCACCGTTGCCGCGGTGAATGTGCTTCACCTCGCGGTCGAGATCCGGCGACGACTCGATCAACTCCGACAGGTCGCGGAACGCCTCCTGCGCAGTGGGGAACTCGTGAGCACTCCACACCAGCAGCGGAACCTCGGCGATGAAAGCCTCACCAAGTGCGGCGATCTTGAACAAACCCGTCTTGATGTTCTGCCGAGCCCCGATAACCGCGACCTCGAACGCGATCCTGCGACCAGCCCGATCCAGGCCGAACATCGCGTCCAGAACCAGCCGCTGCTCAGGGTCGGCGGCGAACCCGACGATCTCCGCGAGGTCCGCGACCTCAGGCCCCAGAGAGTCGGCGTAGTCCGGGTGAGTGAAGTACGCCGGCTCAACCAGCGTTACGCTTGCGTTCACGCCGAGCTCTCAACTCGTCCAGCTTGCTCGCCCTCGGAGCGTCCTTCATGGCCTCGGCCATCACCGACCGCAGTTCTTTACTGATCGGAGCCACGCTCAACCCCATCGCACGGGGATGCGTCATCCGGCGAGCCAACTCCAGCGCCTGCTGCCCGAGGGGCGAGTCGACCACGCCAGCCGCCTCGAGCTCCCGGTGGATCGCATCCACAAGCGGGGAGGACTCCTCGACCTCAGCGGTCACGGGAAGGTCCACCAGATTGTCGCCTGATCGACTACCACGCTTACGGCATGTGTCACCGCAGTACTTCGAGTTCGGGCGCTTGGCCTCGTACTCGTCGCCACAGGAGTTGCAGTTCCGCTTCATGGCAACCCTCCCATGTCACGGGACACTCAACGTTGGGCTAGGGAAGCGACTTGGACTGGCGGGTCCTGGTGGCGTCACACAAAAAGATCGAACCCTCATGCCGCATGGCGAACGCGCCTGCTTGGCTTCGTGGGAGCATCCCTGTCGACCGGTAGCCCCTGTGCCAGCCTGAACCTGTCGCGGGCGGCCCTTGCGTTGGCCTCCCACATGCAGTCATCGCTGCAGTACTTCCGCCGATGCGTGTACAACGCGCTGCAGATAGGACAGAGGTTGAGTGCTGTCTGCTCACCGTCCACCCTCTTGCGTCTCGACTCGCGCGGGGTTGGTATCCGGGGTTCGACCTCCACCCGCCACTTGCGCACCTTCACGCCGTATCGCCATGCGCTGAGTAGGTTGTCCAGCTTCGACCTGTTGCAGTCATGGCAAGCGGGCGCAAGGTTGCCCTCGTAGTTCGTGCCGCCGAGGGCGAGGGGTAGCACATGATCGACTGTCTCAACTGGTGCGGAGGTGCAGTAGATGCACGTCTTGCCCTGCTTCCTCCACCGGGCCAGAAGGTGTCGCCTCTTGGTCGCGGTGTACGCACCAGGCGCTTGTCGATCCCTGTCGGTACGCCGAGTGTCCAGCAACTTCCTTGCGGTCTGGCTCGCCCCAGTTCCCCGACGCGCGTCTTCGCACTTCCTGCAGCGGAGGCCATAGGAAGATAAGCCACAGTCGGCGCATGGGCTGGTCTTAGCCGCACGGACGCGAGCCAGTCGAACGGCATGCATCTGCATGTCGTCTCGTCCAGCTCGTCGACAAGGGCGGCACCTCGCTTGCCCCTCCGGAAGGGAGGTGGCTCCGCGCCACAGCATCTTGCCGCAATCAGCGCATGGGAGGTCAGGCTTGTGTGGCATTCAGTTATCCCTAGGAATGCGGAAGCCCCGCACCTAGGGATGCGGGGCTTCCTCTCCACGGGGATCAGCCGTGGATGGTTTGAGTATGTATCAGAGCTGCCAGCGCCTCAGCGCCCGTGAGGGTGAAGGTGAGGCGTTCTGCCGTGCCCTACCTCGGCGGGCGCCGTCCACCTGGTTGCAGTACTTGCCACAGGTGGGACACCGAGAGCCGTGCGCCAACCCCCGGTACTGGTTGGTTCCGGGGATGTGGTCTGCGTGCAGGTTGCTGGTGGGCGGCCACATGGGGTGGCCACATAGGCAGCAAGGGTCGCCGGGCGTGTAGGCCTTGAGTAGATCTGCTCGCGCCTTGCGGTGCTCGCGTGTCCGGTAGATCGGGTTGGTACGACCGTCGAACGCCACGTCACCACCCCCGGTGAAGGTCCGGCCCCAGCCACGGGGATGAACCAGGACCGAACCGTCTCATGACCAAGCCCCGGCCTGTTGTGCAGACCGGGGCTCGGGTGATTGGGACACCTATCGCAAGGTACTCAGAGTTTGTCAAGGGGTGGGCTCACATTGCAAGCGACACGCTCACTGGTTGTAATCCACCTCGATGGACAGCGTGTGCTTCACTGGCCCATCCTCGCCGAGGAACTTCCGTCCGTTCTCATTGGTCGCATACACCTCGACCTCGATGACTTGCGGATACATGTGCATAGCGGCGACGTCACCAGGAGTGAGACCTAGCCCTCTCAGCAACTGGTCGAGCTTGCTGTACTCGATCGAGGCGGGCACTCGATCTATCTCTTCCTGCCTCATGCTGCACTCCCTCGCTTCAGGATCCTTGCCCCTGCTCTGAGCCACTGCCACGTCTCGTACACCTTGCCGCACTTGCGGCACTCCATCGTGGCGAGCAACCCGAGGTCTTCGGCGGGTAGGTGCACCCACACCTCACCGGGGCAGAGCGTCCCCTGCTCGTCGGTCTCGGGGCACATGCCGACCTTGAACTGCCCCCTCGTGGTGGGCAGGTCGATGACGGTCATGATGGCGGTGGTGCAGGCGTGGATGTCGCTGGCGATGTCCGGCCCTGCGGGGTCAAGGCGGATGGTGTCGTGGTACAGCAGCAGCCAGCGGGCCATCGCGGGTGGATTGTCGGCGGGCAGGTCTACAATTCCGCGAGCTTCGGTCAGATGGCGGACGCTGGTGGTGAGCTTGTGCCGTACGTCGAACGCGACCGCTGCGGCGCCATTGTGGAGCGGTAGGGGCTGGGAGTCCTTCTTTGTGGGCTTGCCTTCGCTGTGTGCCCCTGTGACGGCTTGACGGGTGAGGGTGACGTCCAGGTCCGCTAGGAGTGCCGGGAGGTCGCCCAGTGCCCGCTCTAGGCGTCGGGAGCAGGATCGGCACAGGTAGGCGTCTCGTGCGGGCTTGCCGCATACGCAGGCGATCATGTCGCCTCCTCGGAGCCGATGTCACGGGCAATGCGGGCAGCGTTCGGGTAGGCGTGGCGCATGGCTTTCGCGGCGATGCAGTCGACGGAGGTTCCGTCGGGCGGGAAGATGTCCTCTGGGTAGTGCTTGACGTAGTCCTCCAGTGCCTGGGCGATCTCCTCGGCCACTTGCCGGCGGATGGCTCGTGCTTCTCGGGTCTCGTGACGCTTAGCCAACCCGGCCTCACGTCTCACGCGGAACACCTCGCGGTCATCGGTCATTGGTTGCCTCCTGTTCGGCGCCCGCGAAGTCCTGCCAACTGTGGGATGCGCCAAGGTGGTGCGGCGGGTATTTGCAGACTTGGTCGGGATCGGTGAGGCTGTGGAACCCGCAGACCGGCGAGGGCGCCGGCCCTTCGAATGTGTCCTCGAGGTGGTTGTGCTCGGCGGTCATGCTGGCCGCCTGAATGTGCGCTCGATCTGACGCATATCCCGCTTCGGGAGGTCGAGCTCCTTCGGGCGCATATCCCCGTCGGCGATTGCCCGCTGGACGTTCGCCCACCACTCCCGGTACGCCGCGGTGTCGTCCGGGTCCAGGTCGGCAGGTGGGGTGATCGGGCCGAACGAGTCGATCCTTTTGCGGCGGATCTTCTTGACCTCGCTGATGATCTCGGCCGGCGACACCCACGGTTGTTTGCGGGCCACGATCGTCACGGCCTCCTTCGCGTCGATGAATCGGACATCGGCCAGCAGGAGTCCCCAGGCGTCTGGGGTGTACTCGTCGAACTTCTGACTGGGGCAGCAGGCAGCGGTGAAGCGGCACAGCGCCACGGCTTCTTCGGGGCTCATAGGTCAGCCTCCGCATCGTGGCTCCAGTGGGAGCAGCCGGGCGGGCAGGGGAACTGCGGCATGACCGTCACGGTCAGATCGGCGTGCAGTGGGCACCGCGGGTCCACGGGGAGGTCCACGATGTCGATCGGGCAGGTGCAGTCGTCTCGCGTGGCCTTCGATGTGTTCACTGGACGATCTCCAATCGCTGCTGGGCGCGTTCCATCGCCCGGTCGAACAGGCCACTGTCGGGTCCGTTGGGTCGGCGCGTGGCCGCCTGGCCTGAGTACGGCGGCAGGTCATCGGCGGCCTTGAGGATCCAGTTCCGCCACGTCGCCCGCCAATCGGACTTGGTGCCGTCCTTGCCTGGCTTCGCGGTCCAGTAGTTGATGAACCGCTCCGTCTGCTGCATGCACCACTCGGCGGTGTAGCCGCGATCGACAGCCCAGTCCCTCATCGCCTCATCGACGATGAACGGATCGGGGATCCTTGTCCCGGCTCCGCGTGAGCGGGGCATGCTGGCGGGCTTCGAATGCTCGGGAACCACCGAAGAAGTTCCGTCAGGAACTTCTGGTCGGGTCGGGTCGGGTCGGGGGTCGCGAACCTGATCCGAACTTCGCTTGTTGTTCGCGCGAACTTCGGGCGAACTTCCCCCTGAACTTCGCCCCGAACGAATGCGCTTCATACGCTCACGAGCAGCGGTTCTGTCGGCTTCGACCTCTTCGCGCGTTGGGTTGTAGTGATCCCAATCGTGAAATTGGTAGCCACCCTCCGAAACCTCCCACAAGCCAACCTCAACCAATGTTGAGGCCAGTCTTGGGCTCCCGCCGATCTCCTCGAGCATGTGTTTGGCGAGGTATCCATCGGTCAGTTGCTTCGCGCACCAACCACCCGCGAGGGTCCACAGGCCGATAGCGGCGAGCCGGTCACGCCGCGGGATCCCCAGCACCTTCGGGTGACTCGGGAATGAGTCGTCCATCCTGAACCAGACCATCAGGCCATACCTCCTCGTCGGATTGGGCGGCTTCCTCCAGTTCGATCCGGCGGAAGTACTGCATGGTTTCGGCGTCCTTGTGCGCTGGCGGTGTAGGCCACCATGCGGAGGTGCTCGAGCGGCTGAACCGCTCCCGCAGCAGCTCGAGGTACAAGGGATCGGCTAGGCGCTTCGCCCGCTTCAACTTGCGTGCTTCCGTGAGCCGGCGGCCGGGGTTGGCCATGGGGTCGATCACGCGACCTCCTGGCGTTCTATGGCGTACATGTGGCGCAGTGCGGCGACGGCCTGCTGCGGTACGACACCGTTGCCTAAGGCCTTCAACTGGGCATTGCGTTTCACTCCCCATGCGTTGGTTACGTGGCCTGCGGGGAGACCCATCATCCACTCAACGAAGGCAGGGTTGAGTCGCTGTGATCCCTTGCTGGTCGGCTCCGTCGGGGGCGGTGCTACTCGTCCGAGGATCCGCTCCCAGCGTCGGATTGCGGCTCCGTACTGACCCCATGCAATAGCGCTTGCACCGCACTCGGCAGCATCAGATCCCCCGAGCTGCCCCGCTGATTCGGTCCACCCTTCGTGCCGTCCGTTGCTCGTGGCGTCGGCAGGAGTTTCACTAGTGAGTCCAGCGATGGTCGAACCGCTGCCCCAGGGCCCATGGACTGGTTGTTCCCGTACGGTGTCGCCGTCGGTGTCGGCAGGAGCACCTGCGACAGTGGCGGCCGGAACCCATCCGACGCTCGTCGGCCAGGTGTGCCCGTGTCGCTCGCTCGCGGGGTTGGTAGCAAGTACGAAGATCCGGTACCGCCCGTGGGGGGCCCCCACATCGGCTGCACGTAGGCCACACCATTGCGCGTCGTACCCGAGGTCGGCCAAGTCTCCAAGTACGGCTCCGAGTGCCCGCAGATCAGGTTCACCTGGTCCGTCTCCCAGACACCACGGGCACGGTTCCACGTCGCTATGGGCTTCGGCACTGAGTAACCCCCGTACGTTTTCTGCCACCACGTAGCGGGGGCGTAGTTTGCTGATGGCGTAGGCCATGTGGTTCCACAGCCCCGATCGGGTGTCAGGGTGCATCCCGGCGCGCTTGCCGGCCGCCGACACGTCCTGGCAGGGGAACCCGCCTGAGAGGATGTCGACCGGCTCGACCGCGTCCCAGTCAACCTTGGTGATGTCGCCGAGGTTCGGTACGTCGGGCCAGTGGTGGGCGAGGATCCTCGACGGGGCGTCCTCGATCTCGCTGAACCAGGCCGGCTCGGCGCCGAACACCTCGGCCACCGCCATGTCGAGGCCGCCGTACCCGGCGAACAGTCCACCGCTCCTCATGCGACCACCTCGATGAGCTGGTGACGGGATCCGTCGTCGGCGAGGATGTGCCAGCCGTCGTACAGCAGGATGCGCTCCTGCTCCGGGTCGATGTCGGGGTTGTTCTTGGGCAGCAGCCAGCCCCACTTCCCTGCCTGGCGTGGCTCGTTGGTGACCCAGCCATGGCAACCGGTGGTGCCGGTGCCGCACATGCGGATCAGCAGTGAGGGGCGTTCGAGTTTCGCGCTTCCTCCGCTGCCGCGGTTGATCCGGTGGTGGATGCTGCTGGGGAAGTCCACGATCGACCGGCCGCACATCTGGCAACGATGACCGTCACGCTCCCGCACGATCCTTCTGGCGGCTTCCTGTACCGCCCTGGTGGCCTTCGGCATCACTGCACCCCCGCGATGTTGTAAGCCGTCGTCACAGACCGCAGGAGCGCCATAGCGACCATGGCCTGGTCGCGCACAGTTCGGTGGTGGTCTTGTGCCGCCTCACGGGCAGCAACAGCGAGGTCGTAGGCGCGCTGCTGTACGGCACAGCGGTCATCGATCCACTGCTTGCGCTCGTCCACCGTTGCGCGACCCCTGGCGACGACGGGGCAGTCCTTGTCGAAGCCTGCCTGCCGGCGAGCGGCCTCATACTCGTGTTTGCGGTCGACCTCGGTATCGCGGGCCTTCCTGAGCGCGAGTTCTGCCTTCGTCATCTCAGTGTCGAGAGCGACGAGACGGCGCTCGGCTGCTACCGGGGTGAGCGCATGGTCGAGTTCAGTCGTCGTCATGACAGGGCATCCAGCCACTCAGTCAGGTCGTCACGAAGTTGCCGCACCTGATCTGGTGTGAGCAGGATCGCCTTGCCGGCCAGAGTGGTCCGCTGTTCGACCTTCACCAGTAAGCCGGCGGCTGGGTTCTTGGCGTACTGATTCCCCAGCCTCAGCGCGTTGGCACCATCTACTGCTTCGTGGATATAGCGCGCCATCAGTCACCCGTCCGCTCTTGCTCGTCTAGCACTACCTCGTACGGGCGCGGGCCGTTCTGAACAGGCTTGAGCGGACCCCACTTCTTCTCGACGTACTCGCGGGGGAATGGTGCCGTCTCGAAGGTGTGCATCAGGCCGTCATCGCCGAGACGCCAGACGTCGCCTTGTTTGTCGACCCAAGCTTGGTCGTCGCTGCTCATGACGCGGCCTCCATTGCGTCCTGCATCAGACTGCGCAGGGTCTGGGTGGCGAGCTTGTTGTCAGCCTCGGTCCCGGTCTGCGCGATCACTCCGAGGATCGCCACACACCGGTTCACCAGCGCGGGTAGCATCCACGGCTCGGCCAGGTAAGCGGAGCGGATGTCGTCGCGGATCGCGTCGTACTCCTCCATCTCCATCGGGTACATGGCAGCCGGCGCGATCTCTTCGATCTCCCACGGCGCAAGGTCGGTCATGCCGCATCCCCCTCGCGGTCGATCTCGTCGTTACCGAGGGACACCTGCTGTGCAACGCCTTCCTGCACGTCACCAGGGGGCTTCTCGTCGCCTTCCGGCTTGGTCGGGAGTACGAGGGTGCCCCTCACTAGTGCGTCCGTCTGGCCCTTGTTGTAGAGGCTCAGGCCGAACTGGTCGC